TAGATGATATTTACAATTTATTAATTCCTGGAAATGTGTTTATGTATGTACAGACACCAATTGCAAATGCACTTCCTATTGATACTGATTATTTTTTGTCTTCTACGTCATACGATCCCGGAGTTGAAAGAACAAGCAACTGGGCGGCATTCTTTGAGGTAGATTTACGGAATAGAAATACCAGAATTAAGCCAGAAGATGAAACTACATTCTTTGGCTATTATTATGGAGTATCTGCCTGGAAACATCCAGCAGTACCAACTGCATTACTATCAACAGAAATACAAAAAGCCGTATGGAAAAATGATATTTCTGGAGAAACTGAATATGGAATAGTTGGACCAGAGTTGGACGAAGAGTTTTCTACTTTCGATAGAAACTTTGCAGCACAATTCATTGTTATGTCTCGTCAAGATTCTTACGATCCTTGCCCTGGCTATCCGTGTGCAAATCCAATACCGCCAAACAATTCTTTTTGTCCACCAACAGATCCTTTGTGTGGATGCCCATGTCAAGAACTTAGACCGGATAAGCTGTTGACTGGTATTACTGGAGCAGAACCGACGTATACTGAATTAACTCAACTAGAAAAAGACATTAAGGAATGTGATCTTATTGAGAAGGTTCTGGGAGAAGATTGGTTAGGATGCGTCTGGGGAGATCCTAAGAGCACCTTGAACTGTAGCTGTCCATGCTTGGGTAAACATTTCTTGGATTACTTGAAGTACTCTGAAACATATTGTACGTTCTGGCAGACACCACCAGAAAGACCACTTCTTCGCAATGCTCAGATGATGCAGATTCTGTCGAATAAGATCATGATAAGTGTTCTCGGTGACTTTACGCTGCGTCCCGGTAATAGAATAAAGATAAACCTGCCAGGAAAAAGATATCATGGATATTGGTTAGTTTCTACTATTACACACGATGTAGCAAAAACTAAACATCTAATGTCAGTAATACTAATCAGAGACTCAGAATCATCAGATCCAAACGTCAGATCGAAAAAACTGGTGCTAAATACAAATAATGATGAGGCACAAACTTCGACTGCTGCTTCTTCTTCTTCGGCAGAAAAGAAACAAAATAGCACTGGTCGCGGAGTCCCGTCTGGTCAAGGTGGAGCTGGTATAGACGAATAATAAATCAATGAAAAACAGAGATCTAAATATATTCTTTACTAAAAACACAGACACCAAAGACATATCATTTGTCACCGGAACTGCAGCTATCATTCAGTCAATCAAGAATATAGTTCTAACTAGATCCGGAGAAAGACCATTCAATAACTATTTTGGAACTGGTGTTTTGGATTTACTGTTTGATCAGCCATCTATAGCTTCTCTTGCATTTTTACAAAATGATATAGCAGATCGATTGAATTTTCTAGAACCTAGAATAATTGTACAGGGAGTAAAGATTGTATACCCAGTTTTAGATGAGATAAATACTGATGCCAGAGTGAATATACGATTTATTTTGAACAATTCACAAACAAACGCACAGGAACAAACCGTATCAATAGCGGTAAATCAATAAATGGCACAAATTAATTTAACAGAACTAGACTTTGAACAAATACGAACATCTCTTCGCACATACCTGCAGAAGCAAGATACCGTAAAAGATCTTAATTTCGAAGGATCTGCTGTTAATTTTCTTCTAGATCTATTGGCATACAATACTTTATATTATGCACATTATGCAAATATGATTTCTGGTGAATGCTTCTTGGATTCTGCACAGCTAGAAAAGTCCATCATCTCCCTAGTAAAGCCACTTGGATACGTTGTACCAACCAAAACTAGTGCAAGAAGTAGAATACAACTTCAAAATGTCACAGAGTTTAGACCATTGACTATACCATACTCGGTGAGCGTTAGTGGTAAAACTCCCGAAGGAGCTGATTATCAGTTTTGGAATATTGACAGCATTCCATCGCTTGCGAGTACTCCTAATACTACTGAGTATTTTTCAATTTATGAAGGATCATATGTGTCACTTAGTTACGGTGGTGATGGTTTTGATTTTCCAGATCAGAAAATTCTAATTGCGGACTTGAACATTGATATACAGACTCTTAGAGTTTCTGTGCGTAGAGCAGCAGATACTAATTATGTCTATTGGAAATTTTTAGACACTTATAGTGGATCGTCTGTTGCAGATTCTTCTAATTTATACACAATTGAAAGAACCTCTTCTGGATTTGTTGTTAAATTTCAAACTACTTCTAGTAGCACTGCAAATCTGGTAGGAGGAGATATAGTAAAGCTGGAATATCTCTCATCTAATGGCTCTAATGCTAATACGGCATCAATATTTACTCCAATTGTAATTCCTAATCCTGGCGTTACTATAGTAAATAATGTGCCATCATTTGGTGGATTAGATGCTCCAGATTTAGATGAAGCTAAACGTATTGCACCATTAGTATTTTCTGCACAACAAAGGCTTGTTACTAAATCTGACTATTATGGATTTCTTGCTCAGCTGGGTTATTCTACTGATGTTAATGTTTGGGGTGGTGAAGATAATTCTCCTCCAATGTATGGAAGAGTATTATTTTCAATTGGAGATATACGCGCAGGCAATAACCCCGAAATTAACAATATTATATCTTTGATTAAAGAGAGATCTATTATAACAGTACTGCCTGAATATGTTCCACCAAGCGCGTTAAATGCATCCTTAATATTAAATGTAAATTATAACAAAGACACTGTAGTTTCTGATCCAACAACAACAGTTCAATTAATCAAACTTAAACTGGAAGAATTGTATCCAATAGGTGGATATAATAATTCTTTAACAACAACAGAAATAGAGAATGTAGTTAAATCCTTTGATGGATATAGCTTAAGAAATATAGATGCCTTAAAGTTATTTGTGCGAGTAGCTCCATCTACAAATGTAGCTACTCTTAATTTTAAAAATAGAATTACACAAGGAACAGCTATTAATGATGTTGGTACTGGATTATTTTCTTCAGAATTTAGTAGTCCATATTACACACAAGGTCTAGTTACTATTAGAGATGAACCAATCATATTTACCAACACAGATAATCCACCACGCATTGGAAAATTAAAATTATATGCACAAGATGCTACTGGAATATATTTAGATTTAAATGCTATTGTTGGAGATATAAATTATAAAACAGGTGTAGTTACAATAACTCCAAATATTGCTTCAGAATTATTTACTGTGTATATAAATCCACAAGATAAGAATAAAATAATAGCAAAAGATGAAGTATATCTGAGATTAGATGTCACCGCACCAACACCACTGCCAATATAATGCTACTACCATTAATTAAGAAATCTCAGACTGCGCCAACTGAAGAAGTTAATCAGTCAGGTGTTCCTTTTTTAAAGTTTCTTCAAAATTTAGCAACACCCACGGTTGAAGAATCATATTGTGCATCTCCGCTCAATATACAGAGCCAACTTCCATTTTGGATAAATCAAAATTATGGATCAAATGATGGTGAGCAATTTTTAGTATCATTCTTACAAGCATATTATAATTGGATGTATTGTGGATTTAAAAAAGAAGACATAAATCTAACTCCATATGATATAGAAGAATTATTAAACATAGATTCAGTTCCAGATATATTTCTTGATGAGTATGTAAAAGCATACGCTCCATTTATTACTCGTGCTGCAATTCTTCCAGCAGATAGACAAAATCTTAGAAAGTTTTTACGCTCTATTAAGACAGACTTTTTAATCAACAAAGGCACAGAAAATTCATATCGTTATTTGTTAAAAATTCTGTTTAATGTGTCGAATGTTACTATTGATTATCCTAAAAAATATTTAATGAGAATGAATGGTGGTAAGTATATTGATTTATCTTGGAATATTTATGGAGCTACTGGGATCATTGATCTACCAACTGCTTTTGATCCAGGTGCTACTTTTGGTTCTGGTATCATTGGTGGTAATGCTGGATATAACACAGACAATCGTCCTAATCTATTTGGTGCAGCGTTAAACGAAGCAGTTCTGCCTGATGATTATTTTTGGCAAGAATATTCATATCTTCTAACATCAGATGCACCAAATGATGGTCTTATAACATATAAAGATACATTACTTGCAGGAGCACATCCTGCAGGTATGTTAGGATTCTTTGAGCAATATATTGCTTTAGAGGATATAGACACTGGAGCAGATGATAATGGAGATGGTATTCTTACTAACGCAAATAGCGAACTGCCGGTTATTGGAAGATATTTATTGATGTATCCAGGCATTACATTTGGATTTCAACCATATAATCAACTGAATAATCATTACTTTTATAACACCTTTGATATTGCAAATGACTGCACAGCAGTCAAAGATTACACATGTTATTGTTGTAATAATAACTGTGATCCAGCTGGAATTTTGCAAGATATTCCTCAACACAGACTACCAGTTTGGGATTTAGAGGTTCGAAATTCTGTTAGAAACAAGTCTTTGGGTGATATGAAAATTGAAGATTTTCTAGAATTAGTTCCCGATGAAGTTTCTATAACAAATCCTAATATTTCACTGGGAACTTGTAATACTGCTGATTGCGCTACTTGCCCATAAAAAGATAAACATGACTACAAAAAATCAAATAAAATCATACACAGCCGCAGTTACGAAAAAAGAAATGACTAATTTTTTTGTATTTATGGGTGGTATTTCTACCACAAGCACTACTGTGGATGATACTGACATTTCCCTCGTAAGTAGAATTACTCAAGATGAAGTTTCTATAGTAATTCCACGAGTAAATTGGTCTTATAATAGACAGTTCGAACCGTATTATTTTAATTCGTCGGGAGAGAACACATACTGTTATAATAGCGCAACTGATTTGGTATATCTGTGTGTTGGAAAGAATCAACCAACAGGGCTACTCGGAGAAGCTCAGTTTCTGTCAACTGAGCAACCATCACACTATACTGGAATACAAGCATACTCTGATGGTTATGTTTGGATGGCTTTATATAAGATTGATTTTTCTTTAAGTAAGTTTTTAACAGAAAGTAGTCTACCTGTTAGTAACTTATATGAATTTACAACTCAGACAACATCTGGCTCTTATTCTTCCAAATATAATTCGGTTTGTTCTGGTGGAGCAGGTATATCTGGTTCTTGTTTTTTCTACTACAATGAAGATACCATTGATCCATTAACAGCAACTATACGTTCTAAAGGAGATTTAGTTTCTGGAATCGGTTCATCAGATTGGCTCTGTTCATATTGCCATTCTGTTGGAGATTCGCTTGGATATAAATCTATACACATAAATTACTTATCATCTCCTTCTGTTATATTACAAAATCCAATAGATGAATTATCTACTAAATTTTACTCAGGGGATTTAGATACAAACAACAAGTACTTTATTCAATATAATAATTACATCTATGCTCAGAATTTAAATAAAGGTATTGTTTATCTTCATCTAGATGTCTCTTCTCTTTCTATTGAAGATAGAGTACTTTCAACTCCAACTGCTGAAATAACCATTCTAGATCCATTAGGAATTGGTGCTCTTGCTAACATCACAACCTATTACG